CATGTCTGTTGGCAACATCACCCGCGACGGGTACAACCCTGAGCCCAAGACCTCGGGCATCAAGATTCGCGGCACTGGTTGCGCCACCAAGGGCACGATGGCCAGGGGACCGATGGCGTGAACTACTCGGAGTTGAAGACCGCTGTTGAAGATTACACGGAGAATTCTTTCTCCGCGACTGACTTCGCCACCATGACGGAGTTGGCCGAGCAGAAAATCTACAACACGGTTCAACTTCCTGCGCTTCGAAAGAACGTGGTTGGAGCGGTATCGACCAACAACAAGTATCTGTCTTGCCCGGATGATTTCCTGTCGGTCTTCTCTCTGGCAGTGATCTTGGCTGATGGCTCCTACGAATACCTGCTTGACAAGGATGTGAACTTCATCCGTCAAGCGTATCCGACGCCGACGAGCACTGGAGTGCCAAGGTACTACGCCATCTTTGGACCCACCACGGCGGGGTCGACGATCACGGATGAGTTGTCGCTGATCCTCGGGCCTACGCCAAACGCCAACTACCAAGTCGAACTGCATTACTTCTACTATCCAGAGTCAATCGTGACCGCCACCAACACTTGGCTTGGTGACAACTTTGACTCCGTGCTGTTTAACGGCGTGATGGTTGAAGCGGCCCGGTTTATGAAGGAAGAGCCGGACGTGGTGACCATGTACGAGCAGCAGTTCGCGCAGTCTCTGATCCTGTTGAAGCAACTGGGCGATGGTAAGAACCGTCAGGATGCTTACAGGAACGGGCAGGTTAGGGTGAAGGTAGGCTGATGCCAATCGTTCAAACGCAGACCACCTCCTTCAAGAAGGAGTTGTACCAGGGCATCCACGATCTGACGACGGATGTCCTGAAGATTGCTTTGTACAACGGCAACGCGGACCTGAACGAAGACACAACTGTTTACACCACGACGGCAGAGATCACGGGGACTGGGTATGTGCTAGGCGGCAAGACGCTGACCGGCACGACCATTAACAGTTCTGGGTACACGGCCTTCGTAGACTTTGACAATGTAGAGTGGAACCCCGGTGTGTTTACAGCGCGGTGCGCTCTGATCTACAACTCCAGTAAAGCAAACCGTTCCATCGCCGTGTTGGACTTCGGGTCAGACAAGACTTCGACAGCAACCTTCACAATCGTCATGCCGGTTAATGACGCCAACAGCGCATTGATCCGGTCTTCAAACTAAGGAAAAATTGCATGGGCACAATCTTTACGACCAAAGGTGACATGGAGGAATCCCTCCTTGAAAAGAAGGACGGAGTCGTTGACAATGACAACGAATACACGACTTGGGTCGAGTATTGGCACGAGGGCGAACTCGTGCATCGGTCTGTGCATGTCACACTGAAGAAGATGCCCACTTTTGCAGGCGCGGAAGCCGCGTCATTTGGTTAATCAAAGGAGCCTGAAATGCCCAATACCCAATCAATGTGCACCTCGTTTCTTGGCGAAGTGCTGACCGCTACCCACAACTTTGGTACTGCCCCGATTCGTGCTGCCGGTACGGCTGACACGTTTAAGGCCGCGCTGTTCCTGGCCTCGGCCACGGTCAACGCGAGCACTACGGCGTACAGCACCACGGGCGAAGTGACCGGCACGAACTACACCGCAGGCGGTGTGAACGTGACCAACGCAACGGCCCCGTTGTCGAGCAATACTTCTGCTACGGCAGGTACGGCCTACTGGACTCCTTCGGCTTCGATCACGTACACCAACGTGACCCTGGCAACGGCGTTTGATGCGGTGTTGATTTACAACTCTACCCAGAGCAACAAGGCTGTCAGCGTGCACACCTTCGGTTCACAGACTGTGACCGCAGGCACGTTCACTCTGACGATGCCTTCCAACACCACTTCGACTGCTCTGCTGCGTCTGGCAACGACTTAATCCGACTCTAGTAAAGGAGTCGGAAGGTGCCTACCGGATGGGGTAGTGGCACCTGGAGCAGCGGCACTTGGGGTGGCCTTGGGGAAACCCTAACGGGTGTTGCTGCCTCCGGTGCGGTTGGTTCTGTAGGGCGTTCGGTCACCGTCGCCCTATCGGGCGTTGCTGCCTCCGCCACAACCGGTAACGAGACACCTTCCATTACCCGTGCGTTGACGGGAGTCTCTGCTGCGGGAGCAGTGGGGACGGTTGCCGTTGGCGCTCGTAGTTTTGCACTTACCGGGGTTGCCGCTTCCGGTAATGTTGGTAGCGTAACTGAGACTAATAGTAGACCCGAGGACAGTGTTCTTGCCTCGGGCTTTGTTGGCTCGGTTGCGTCTTCTCGCACGGTCGCCCTGACTGGGAGGTCTGCGACTGGCGCAGTCGGCTCCGTAGCGGTAGGCGCACGCACCGTCGCGCTTACTGGCGTTTCTGCTTCCGGCGCGGTTGGTAGCGTTGCTGATTCCACTTCGGTTGCGCTTACCGGTGTCACAGCCGAAGGCGTTCTAGACGACGTTGACCCATTCCCGTTCCCGCTGATTTCGGGCCTTCATGCGGATGGCTATGCGGGCACGGTTGGTAACTCCCGCACTGTAGCAATCAGCGGCGTTTCTGCCGCTGGCGCTGTAGGCACTGTAGACCCCATCGTTAGCCAGAACGCAGACATCACAGGTGTCCAGGCCAACGGCGCGGTTGGCACCATCTCGATGGGCGCTCGCACTGTCGCGCTTACGGGCGTCAGTGCTTCGGGTCAGGTTGGTACGGTAACGGAAACCAACAGTCCTACGGAAGACGGCGTTATTGCCTTTGGTTCTGTGGGTACGATGGGTGTCGGCCCGCACATCTTCGCTCTTACCGGCGACGAGGCCCAAGGCACGGTCGGAACGGCCACTCCCAGTATTACCCTTGCGCTTACCGGCGTTGCGGCTACGGGCACGGCGGGCACCGCCTCGGTTGGCCCGCGTAGTTTTGCGCTCACGGGTGTTTTGGCAAGTGGCCTGCTTAATAATGTAACGCCGGATACGGTCCGCAACGCCTCCGGTGTCAGCGCCGCCGCAGCGGTGGGCACTGTTGTTGCCTCTGACACTCGGGACGAGGACAGCGTGCTTGCCACCGGCTCTGTTGGCTCGGTGGGGGCTACGACTTCGGCGGCACTGACCAGTGTTACCGCCTCTGGCGCGGTTGGTACAGTTTCTGTTGCTGAGCGGCAGATTCCCCTGACTGGGGACGACGCTTCTGGCGTGGTGGCTTCGGTCACTACTTCTCGGGTTGTGGCCCTGACGGGTGTCACGGCGGCTGGGGCGGCGGGGTTGATTTCCCCTGCCGGTCAGCAAGCCCTTAGCGGTGTTTCTGCCGCAGGCGCAGTTGGCGATGTTACGGAAACCAACAACCCCACCGAAGACGGTGTGGTCGCCAATGGTCAGGTTGGCACTCCAGGCGTAAACGTCACGGTCGCGTTGACTGGAGTTTCTGCCGCTGGCACTCCCGGCGATGTCATATTCAATAAGATTGTGGCACTGACTGGTGTTGCGGCTTCTGGCGCAGTTGGCAGCGTCAGTGTAGCGGAGCGCCTAGTGGCAGTCACCGGTTGTCAAGCGATGGGTAATGTCGGAAACTTCGGAGTGTTCTACTGGAGTCTGATCGACAACGCGCAAAATGCAAATTGGAATCTGGTAAACACGGAATAGGAGCATTAAATGCCCACCACTTATACCTCTCTCATCGGCTTGGCACTCCCCTCAACGGGCGAGTTGTCGGGCACTTGGGGCGCGACGGTCAACGACTTCATCACGCAATATGTTGATGCAGCAGTTGCCGGTGCCCAAACCATCAGCGGTTCTCAGACGGCTGTAACGCTGTCTGTCACCAACGGCACGTCGCTGTCTCAAGCGGGCTCAGGCTCGACTGGCTCCGCTCAGTACCACATCATCAACTGCACAGGCAACCCTGCCGGTGCGCTGACGGTGACGGTGCCAAGTTCTAGCCGGGCATATCTGGTACTGAACAACACCTCGACCAATCAGACGGTTACGGTCAAGGGCGCTGCGACAACCGGCGTGACGGTAGCGGCTGCTCGCGCTGCGCTGATTGCCTGGAACGGCACTGACTATGAGTTGGTCGCCACGGACGATGCGTCCAAGATGAACGGCGTCTTGGCTGCTGCCAACGGCGGCACCGGCCAGTCCTCCTACACCACGGGCGACATCCTGTTTGCGTCCGGCTCCACTACGCTGTCCAAGTTGGCAGATGTGGCCACGGGTAACGCGCTAATCTCCGGCGGTGTGGGTGTTGCGCCCTCCTACGGCAAGATTGGACTGACGACGCACGTTTCGGGCACTCTGCCTGTTGCCAACGGTGGTACCGGCCTAACTGGCGGCACTTCAGGCGGCGTGCTCTATTACTCTGCTGCGGGCACCCTGGCATCCTCTGGTGCATTGGCGGCAAGTTCTCTGGTGGTTGGTGGTGGTGCGGGCGTTGCTCCGTCTACGATCACAACCGGCACGGGGGTGGTTACGGCGCTCGGTGTAAACACGGGAACTGCGGGCGCGTTTGTTGTCAACGGCGGTGCGCTTGGCACCCCGTCTTCCGGCACGGTCACCAACCTGACCGGCACGGCCTCGATCAACATCAACGGTACGGTTGGCGCAACAACGGCTAACACGGGCGCGTTCACTTCAATCACATCTACCAGCGCCTCCGGTATCTTGACCCGCGCAGCGGCCACCCAGGATGGGGTGGAGTTGATTGGTCGCGCAGGCGGCACTACGTCGCTGAAGGCAACCATCACGCCGACTACGTTGACGGCTTCGCGCACCTTCACGCTGCCTGACAATTCGGGCACGGTGCTGACAACGGGGGCTACGGTTACTGTGGCTCAGGGCGGTACAGGCCTGACCTCTACACCTGCTAACGGCGCATTGGACATCGGTAACGGCACAGGCTTCACGCGGGCTACTCTGACCGCAGGCTCTGGCGTCAGCATCAGCAACGGTTCAGGCTCCATCACCATCTCGGCTACGGGCTCGGGCGGTACGGTCACAGGCGTCACGGCCACCTCTCCGGTGGCGTCCAGCGGCGGCACTGCTCCGGTCATCAGCCTGAACTCGGCATACGGCGACACGCTGAACCCCTACGGCTCCAAGACGGCCAACTTCTTCCTGGCTGCGCCGAACGGCTCCGCAGGGGCGCCAACTTTCCGCGCCATCGTTGCGGCTGACATTCCCACGCTGAACCAGAACACGACAGGTACGGCATCCAACGTCACCGGTACGGTGGCTGTGGCCAACGGGGGTACGGGATCGACCACCGCTTCCGGTGCGCGTACCAACCTGGGCGCGACGACGGTCGGCGCTAACCTCTTCACGCTGACCAACCCGAGCGCGGTGACTTTCCCCCGCTTTAACGCGGACAACACGGTCAGCGCCCTAGATGCAGCCACCTTCCGGTCTGCCATCGGCGCAGGTACGGGCAGCGGTACCGTCACTTCAGTTGCCACCTCCGGCTCTGTAAACGGTATTACGCTGACAGGCGGCACGATCACTTCCACAGGCACCATCACTCTGGGCGGCACCCTCTCCGGCGTCAGCCTGACGACCCAGGTTACCGGCACGCTGCCGATTGCCAACGGCGGTACTGGCCAGACTTCTCTGACCGCCAACCAAGCCCTGTTTGGTAACGGCACCAGCGGTGTAAACGCGTCTTCGCTGCTGCAAATTGTCGGCAGTTACATCCGCCCAACGGCCTACGCCGATACGGTGGTGGCAGCAGGCAACACGGGCACAGCCCTGACGCTGACTTGCACAAGCGGCAACGTGTTTACAGCAACTCTGACGGGCAACGCGACTATCACGCTGTCTTCGCCTGTTGCGTCTGGATCAGCAACCTCGATTACATTGATCTTGACGAACGACGCCACTGCCGGTAGAACTGTGGCTTGGGCGGGGGGCAGTTTTGTTTTCCCTGGCGGGGCAGCGTCTCTGTCTCGCACAACCACGGCAAACGCTACGGATGTCTGG